CTGCTTAACTGCGCTAAGATTATAACAGTAATGCTTAACTCCTTAGCCAATAGCTTTAGGTTTCTGCTAATCTCTGCTACTTCTTGCTCTCTGTTCTGCTTTGTGCCTTTGATTAACTGGATGTAGTCAATAACCAATAACTCTAGGCCGTGCTTTGCTTTGTGCAGCTTTGCTTTGCCTCGTATGTCTGCAATCGTTACAACTGCGTCGTCATCTATCCAAAAGTTTACTGTCTGTGCGTTTGCTGTGTTGCACATCTGCTCAACCTCAAATTCAGACAGATTGCCGTTTCTTATTTTGTAATTAGGTATTTGACCAATGAGTGATATATATCGGCGTGCCAATTGGTCGTTGCTCATCTCAAGCCCTAAAAATAAACCCTTACCACCTATAGCAGCAAAGTCTTTAATTAGTGATAAAGCTATAGCAGTTTTACCCATACCTGGGCGACCCGCCACAACGATTAAATCACCTGCGTTGTAACCGCCCAAATATTTGTCTATTAGTTTCCATCCAGTTGGCCTACCCGATAACTTTGTGCCATTAGCCACATTCTGCGCAATCTCATCCACAACTCTATTGGTTTCTTTTATGATTTGTTTCGGGTCATTTAGCGTTGTAAACTGCGTATTGTCTACAATGTCCTGCACGCTTTTAACCAACACATCTAATTCAGTTGACAAATCCACGCTGCTTAAGTCATCAATGAAACGCTTTTTAATGTATGCATATTCTATAATCCGCATGTGGCGTTCAATGTCCGGCATGCCACTGACCCTTTGTTGTAGCTCAATAAATTGCACAACCTCCTTTCTTTCCATTGATCGGCTTATCTGCACCAGGTCAACTTCTTCATTTTGTATATAAAGTTTGGTCAGAGTCTTAACCACTTTTTGATGAAATGGCACCGAAAACCATTGGGGATTTATTTTCGGTAGGTAGTGGTGTAACTGGTTGTAAAATGCCAGCTGTGAAATGATGTGTTCTTCGTTTGTCATTAGTCTAGTGTTGCGTATTTGGTTGGTGTTAAATTGTCTTTGCTAACTGGGTCTATAATCGTTTGGTAATTGTTCTTAATTGAATAGCGCACGGCTTTGCCAAAATGCTCGGCGCTGTCGTATTTGGTTTGTGCCTCTTCGGCCAACAATTTCAGCGATGAATTTGTAAGCGCTCTGCCTTGCTCCTTTTTGTGCTCTTTCCACAGATCTAAGAAACTTAAAACCCCTTTATGGTTTTTACTATCAACTTGTAATATAACTTCATTAATATCTACACCGCAATTTTGCGGTGGGGGGTACCGTAAATCTGCGGTGGGGGGTACCGCATTTTCGTGGTGGGGGTGTTGCAATTTTGTGGTGGGGTCCACCGTGTTTTTGCGGTGGGGGTATATTTTGCGCATTGTGCTGTTATTTTCTTTGTTTTTGTTTAAATCTCGTTTTATAAAACCCTTCTTTTCTAACTCGTTTAGATCACGCTGCAAAATGTCAACAGAGCAATTTAAAGCTTTTGCGAAGGTGGAATTTTGTGCAAACGCATAGCCCTTTTTTATAGCCATGCTACAAATTAGAGCAAAAAGAACGCATTGGCGTGCTGTCAACTCTTGCAACAGCGCAGCCTCAAAATGTATGTATAATTCGGAATTTTTGCTCATAAAAAAAGCCCCATCAAGTTAGCGCAGTAGCGGTGCGGCTAACCCAATAGGGCAAAAGTCGTTTAACATATAGGACCCGCTACGACCCAGTTAACGCCACAAATATACGCCTTAACTTTCTAACCGTGTTAACAAATGCTGTTCACGGTAAAACTCAAAGCCTTTGTTGAACCAAAGTTGATGTGCTCGCTTTTCAGCGTCTAAACATTCGTTTTTCAGCTGCAATACTTGGATTACAAGCTGGTCATCGTTAATCTGCTTTTTGCCATAGGCAATAATCAAATTAAGCACCTCAACGGCGTAGGTTTCGACTGGTGTTTTTTCTGTGTTATTCATAGGTTTAGTATTTTATTTTTTTACAAACTCGGCACTTATAATAAGCCCCAAAATCGTTCGGTTTCATAATTTTACCACAGCACTTTTTGCTTGGCATGAGCTGGATGGAATCGTGCAACCGTTGCCAATATTCTTGACCCTCAGGCGTTTTATCCCATCTAAAACCCTCTATTAAGCAATCAGTTAACTTTGTATAGTGTTTGTCGTATACTTCAGCGCCACTGTATTGCAGTATTTTTGGCCACTCTTTTAGCATTTTAATTTTATAATTGAAAGCCTTGCTTTCTCTGTAGTCTTTTATTTCTGTCATATAGTTTTTTCTATCGCTTTAAAAATTTCGTAAGCCACTTGAGGCACTATTGCGTTTCCGTATGCTTTTATGCTTTCGTTTCTCCACTTTGAAAAGGTAATTCCGTCCAATTCGGTGGGAAGCCCATCATCTCCGCCACAAACCGGGGGTTGAGTTGGGAATTTTTCGAATGATAAGGCTCGTTTACGTGTTGATATACATTTCTCATCATATATTTCCTGGCTGGATTTTTGTCTATTGATGTCGGAGGATACGCTCCTTTCCAATCTGTTGCCGTTGGTGTCGGTAACATTCCACTCCCTGCCATCGCTGATAGGCCAGATCCCATTTGACTTTTCGGATTGTAAGTTTTCGATCCTTTGTAACCCTCTGCCGCATTGGGTGTCGGTAGCATTTTCTGCGCCCATCCCGTTCCATGTTCCAAATGTCTTAGGCTGTGATTGTTCTGCTGTACCGTTCCCACAAAATCCGAAGCCTGTGGCGTTGGTAGCATTCCCATTACTGCAAAATTCTCTAGATACATCGCCCTTGTTTTGCCTCCATACTTTTTCTGCCTTTCTATCGTCTGCTCTGGTGTTGTTTCTCTGCTCTGCGCCATCGGCGTAGGCAACAAACCAAACTCGCTCTCTTCTGTGAGGCGCTCCGACTGAGCACGCAGGTATAATAACGGGCGCGACTTGATACCCAAGACTTTCCAACTCAGTGCACACCTCGTCGAATACCAGCCCTCCATTCCAATTAGTGAGGCCGCGAACATTTTCGCCCACGACGAAACTTGGGGAAATTTCGCGTATTGCTCTAAGCATTTCTGGCCATAAATGGCGCTCGTCTTCTTTTCCTTTGCGTTTTCCTGCGCTACTGTAGGGCTGACAAGGAAATCCACCGGAAATAATGTCAATTGATCCATGATATTTTGTAAAATCTGTTTTTGTTATGTCTGTAAAAGTTTCGGCGTTAGGCCAGTAATGCTGCAAAACGCGTTGCCCAAATGGGTTCCATTCACAATGGAATACATTCTCCCAGCCCATCCATTCAGCTGCAAGGTCAAAGCCCCCAATGCCCGAAAATAAACTTCCATGTCTCATTCCTTTATAGCATAAGTTACCTGGATGTCGTGGGCCTTCTCGCCGAGCACGGTCTGTTTAAATGCCTGCTTCATTGCTTTTACCCAGTTGGCCTGTGGGCTTCCGATTTGCGCAACAAACTGCTGCACCTCTGGGCGCTGAAAACTGCGGTCAGTGTGTTCTATTTCAATTGTGATTATAAAGGTTTTCATTGTTTCACCTCCTCAATTTTTGCCAATTCTTTCTCATCTATTAAATCGACTTCGTCTGCAAGCTCAGCAAGCACCTCATAATACAACTGCGTTTCTTCTTTGTATCCCAATTTCAAATAATTCTCAAACTGCTGAGCGCCATGTATTGCGGTTGAGTGATCCCTAGTTAAAAACCCGCCAAGCTTTGACCACGGTATTTTCATCTCAAAACGGCCCACATAAAAGAACAAATGTCGACCAATCACAAAATTACGCTTGCGCTGGGGGCTCATCAATTGCCCGGGCGTTATGTCGCAAACACGACAAACTGCTTTGCACAAACGCGACATGTTTCTTGGCTGTGGCTTTTTCCAATCAATAAACGGGTTAATCAATTCGCCTTTTAGATCCGTAATTTCACGCTCATACTTTTGTATTAGGGCTTCCAGGTGGCGCTCCAAATACGCCACCTTTTGCCTGCACTTAGCATAAGCTAACAAATAATTAATTTCCGTGTCCATTTGCCTTGCGCTTAGCCCTCCATGCTTTCTTGTACTCGCTTTGCTTACGCTTGGTTTCGCCCGCCTGCCAAATCTGTGCACGCATCTGCTCAACCTCGTGAGCGTGGTTTTTCATTGCTTGCGTCAGCTCGTCGCTAGTTTCCTGTGCAACCTTCGCCCAAGTCTTGCCCACATCCTGCACGCTTCTAAGCTCTGCACGCAGTTCCATGATGGTTAAATTGTAATCGTGGGCCTTGCGGCTTTCGTCTCTGTACATTTGTTTAAGGCCCTTAATGTGAGCCATCTGCGCTTTAATGGTGCCAATGCTTACAATGGCAGCCAATGCGATGCTGGTGTAAAATATGTAAATCATAGTTTTTTGTTTTTAACGTTGTCAAATTCTAGGTATAAATGTCTAACTGTGCTAGCAGTTTTGCCCAGACGCTTGCCGATGTCGGCGTAGGTCATGCGAAAATCATCACGCAGAACCGCTACGGCCCAAATCAATGGCACCGTTTTGCTGTAGTAGGTTTTTTTTGTCATGTTATTGGCTATCTATAAACGCAGCATAATCCCGGGCATCCTTTTCGTTTTCAAAGGTGGCAAGCAATTCGCCTGCATAGTAAACCCGCCATTTGCTAATAAAATTAATCGTTGCCTTCACTACTCTGGCTTTCATACTTGTAACCTACATAAGATTTTAATTCGTCTACACCTGATCTGTACAGACTTTCATAATACTTTTGCCCACCGGCTTGCCCTCCAGCTGCATTGTAAGCCTCAACAATAACATCGGCCTCCTCTTGCAGTCGTTTGTGCAATAACTTTAGCGCAGCCTCAATGGCATCACTTGCACGCAAGTTTTTGCCGTGGCGTTCAATGAATTTGTAATGGTCCTGCAATGCAAGCAAATCCAAAATCAGCTTTTCGATTGGTGTGTTCATTTGTCGCCCCTCCCTTTATACATGCGTCGCTGAAGTAGCATCTGCGTAAACTCGTTAAACTCGGGAATAAACTGATCACGCTCAAACTGATAAGGCGTGGCTTCAGGCGTTTCAATTCTGCGCTTGCGGTTGCGCTTAATTACATGACTGCCGTACATCACCGCAATGGTGACAGGCGTTGCAATGATTAGATAAATAATGTCTAGGCTCATAGTGTTTGTATCTTGTGAATGCAAACAAAGCACATACAATCCACATATGCAAGAAAAAAACAAAAAACTTTTATAAAAAAAAGTAAAGCCCCCAATTCCTTGAGGGCCCTAATGAAGTACAGAACACCAGCTGTCAAGCCTGGCAGTGCAAACTTACGGCATTTCTTCAATTGCTTGATCTATCTGTTTGGCAAGTCTTAAACTTTTTGGCTCTTCCCTTTCCCACCGAGTTAACAATTCGCGGTCTATATCCAATTTTTTGCA